GCAAAAAAAAAAATTTTTTTAAAACGAAAACCCACCGAATGAACGGTGGGCTTCCGAGTTTCGATTAAGTGTGAACTAATCTTTACCACACTTGGTACATTCATTCCAAATAAATGTTCCAAGCTCAATTCGTCTGTGTCTCTCAACAAAGTTATGCTCACAAATTAAATTACAAAACTTACACTTTTCAGTTTTGCCATTTCTATCTGCGTCAACATATTTAGTCCATTTATGTTCACAAGTTTTTTGGTCTTGTTCACGATAATCCCACTCTCGCATAACATCTTTTGCAACAAAAGATTTATTAAGATAATCATTTATATAAATACTTTTTCTGTATTTAGAATCTCCATATCTTAATTCATCATAAATGTAACTTGTTCCCTTTAATCCTTTGTCGTAGCTAACTCCAACTTCAACAAAGTTTACATTAGACCAATCGATTGAATCTATAAGTTTCAAATCATCTTCACGAGTTCGTGTATGACTTGGCTCAATACCTACAGTTCTTTGCACTCGTCTTAGATATTCCCAAATCAAACTATCAAGTGATTTATTCATATCTTTAGTATGCTCTGCTAATCTACTCATTGTTTTTACACAAATTGGTAAATTAGATTCTGTATGCCACAAGAGTTCGATTTCTTTATTAAGGTCATCAACTATATCAACAACTTTTTCAACCAACTCTTTATTACTTACTTTGCAAATATAAGCAACAGTTCTATAGATATGTACCAATCTATCTTCATTTGCTTTTACTTTTGATAATGATGTCCTAAGAGGATTTAAACTATCAAATGCGATTTGCGATTTAGTTGCACCAACATTTAGCCAACCTTTAGTTTCTGTACTCATTCTTCTTCTCCTTTTTCATATACTAAATAACAATCTTTCATAGATTTATTAATTTTAAATTCAGGGTAAGTATCTTCTAAATGCCACTCCAATCGAGTTTCTCCATTGAATTTTTTACCACAACCTTTACAAGTAACCCAAGCACTTGTTCTTTTAGATTTATTTTTAGACAAACCCTTCCAATGAAGTAAGTTCTCTAAATCTTTATTACTCATTCTTCTTCTCCCTTCTGAGTATTATTAGTTATTTTGTTTTGAACAAAATAAGAAAACTCTTTGCTCTCTTGCTCTGTTCTTTTTTTGTTATAGATACTAGATTCTCTGTTTGACCAAGCAGAAAACACTTCTAGTGAATTTCTGTAGCCACGAACATCTAGCTCGATAGTATCTTCCAAGACAAGCTCTGCGTCTCGGAAATTTTTTAGGTCTGTGTAATCTTGTTTAAAAGATTTCAAGACTTGATAAGTAAATTTCTTCATTTACTCTCCCTTCATTTCTGCCATAGTATCTTTTACTAATTTGATAATGTATCTATTCTTTTCTTCCCAAATAAATCTTGGGTAATAAATATATTCATCTTTAAAATCTTGAGACCTTCTACCAACAAATTCAGTTTTGATTCCAAGTCTCTCGTTAAAATGTACATAGCAATATCTTTTCTTTTTATAAAATTGAGAATATGGTCTATTGCATTTAATACATTTGACTAAAGGCTTACGCTCTTTTTTCATTTTGACTCCAAATCAATTTTGATATACTCAACTTTATTTTTGTCTGCGAGTATTTGATTAAAAATATTATCAAATTCTTCTTTGGTTAAAGAAGGTCTTGATAATTGTTCGATTGTCCAAAGCTCAAGTATGACTTGTTCTTCAGGTGTTAAATTAATATTCAACTCCATTTCAACTCCAATTTTTTTTTCATTCATAATCTATGATAGCAGAAACTCTCCTACTTGTCAAATCTAAGATTTTTATAATAGAAGATTGACAATCTAAAAATCATAAATTATAATCCAACCAAGTTGATTAATTATAAAAAAGGAGTTGATGTGAAAATACAAATTACATTAGAACTAAACAATGAAGATATGGGAGAGAATAACAAAAATAAAACTGCTAAAGATTTCATAGATTTCTTTACAGGTTTTTTCTCAGATAAAAAAGGACACAAGGTTATAGAAGTAAAAGAAATATAAAAAAAGAATCTAAATGGTGTCCTAACAATGACACCGTTAGGATAAAGGAGTTGATATGTCATTACAAATAATTTATGACGAGATTAAAAAATTAGATAGAAAATTAAATTCTATGCAAAACGATATAAATATATTAAGAAGGGAGATTGATAAAAATGACTTACACAAAAAGAACAACATTTAAGTTCGATTGCCCTGAATGTACTTTGGAGTTAGAAGTAACACATTTGTATTGGTCTGCAATAGTTTGTTTTCATTGTAAAGCTGAAATTGAAAAAGAAGATATGGAGTTGAAAAAATGACAATCTTTGAAAACATAGAACAACTTTTCAATCACTTAGATTCTTACGAGCAGATTGAACACGCAGAGAAATTATTACAAAGAAGAAAATTAGAAATTGGATTGATAAGGAGAGAAGAAAAATGAAATATGAAGTTACCTTTGTAGGCAAGAAAACCTACACAGTAGAATCTTGGAAGGATTCTTTAGTTAGAGCTAGTGAAGATTTAAAAGTCATACACCCAAGTATGAATTTAGAAATCTTTAAGTTAGAGTTGAAAAATGATTAAAAATTGCAGATGTCCTAAAGAAAAAAATTGTACAGGTCATTTAACTTTGCAAGAACAGAAATTACTTTATTCTTCATCTCAATTTATGAATAGGAATGTAGAAGATGATATTGTAATTGTTCCAACACCTGATTGTTTTCTTTGTAAACAAGAAGGTACAGTAGAAGTAATCAGAAAAGATTGGCATGAGTATCAATGGGATATACCTAGAAAAGAAGTAAGAGAATACTTCCCTTACTTAGATGTTTCAGGTTGGGAACAAATAATCTCAGGCTCACACCCAAAATGTTTTGAAGATATGTTTAAGGAAGAAGAATGACTTTTAAAAAAGAAAAGCACGAATGGAGTTATAGAATCCAATGCGAATTTTGTAAAGCAGGATTTAAAGATAGAAGTTCCGATTTAAAACACAAGTGCTAAACTAATCTTACTGAATAATCCAATTCCCTGTTTGATTCAGAGAAGCAGATATGAAGCAGACGCTTTGTTTCATTCATTCAACAATCAACTCCGAAGCGTCTGCTATCTGCTATTAATAGTCTTTTTCACTATAAATACTTGCATTACTTTTCAAACCTGTTAATCTTTGATTATGAATGAAACAAAAAAAACAGGTTGGTTTAAAATCGAAGGAGTTGATTTAAGAAACTCTTGCTCAGATTTTGACAATAACTTTGATATGATTGCAGGTAAAAAAACTAAGGTTGAAGATTTTATTGGTGGTAAAGCTACTTTTAAAATTGAGTTTATTGGTAAATTTGATATTGATACATTCCTTACAAATCCAAGAACTAATTGTTTTGCAACTTTTGAGTTCCCAAAAGGTTGGAGTCGAAAAAAAATGTTAGAAAATGCTTTAAATGAATTAGGATTTGAAACAGAACGACACGAACTTTCAGATTGGGTACAAATTAAAGGACTGAAAAAATAAATAAGTAAAATCTAACAAAAGGAGACAAAAATGAAATTAGGAGTATTATGGCACGGAGATTCTACAATCACAGTTCATAATCTAGATTGCAGAGATTACAGAAACCCTGACAAAAAAAGAAGTTCAGGTCTTGAATCAGGATTAATAGCTGATTGTGTAGCAGAATTAGATATGAAAATCCACAAAGTATGTTCAGACCACGAAAAACTTTATAACTTTTTTTATGATTGGTTGCCTTCTTCTGTGCTAAATAATACAAAGTTAGAGTATATGAATTGTTGTAAGTAACAATCTAACAAAAGCAATTAAGCCACCTACATAGGTGGCTTTTTTGTTATAGTAATACCTATGGCAAGTTTATCTAATATAAGAAATGGTTTAAGTACACGATTAGCAACAATAACAGGATTAAATGTTTATTCTTATGTACCTGATTCTATTGAGCCACCTACTGCCGTAGTTGGAGTTATGAGTTCTTTGGAATATGATTCAACAATGTCTCGTGGCTCAGACATTTACAACATTCCACTTTACTTGTATGTTTCAAGAGTGGACGCTGAACTATCACAAGATTCTTTGGATTCATACCTAGACACAAGTGGTGCAACAAGTGTAAAATCTGCTATAGAAGGAGATACAACGCTTGGTGGAAATGTAAGTTCTGCTAGAGTTGTTGAAGCAAGTAATTATGGTGTTTATACTGTAAATAGTATTGATTACTTAGGCGTAGAATTTAGCGTGGAGATAATTACATAATGTATGAAGTAACAAATGGAATATCTGTTAAAGATAAATATTTTGCAAAAGGAGATATTGTCAATTCTAAAGACATTCCACAAAATAGTATTAAATGGTTAGTAGAACAAGGAGAGCTTGTTAAAATTACTAAAAACTATAAAGAAAAGAAATTGCACGAGATTGCTATGGATATGGCAAAGGAAGAAGAAGAATAATGGATAAAGAATTTAAGTCGATAGACTTTGCTTTAGACAATGAAGCAGAAGGAAAAGTTGAAGCAGTATTCTCAGTATTCAACACAATCGATTCAGACGGAGATGTAGTTTTACCAAACTCTCTAAAATCATTTAAAGGTTTAGAAGGCGAAGTACCAATGGTATGGTCGCACAAATGGGAAAATCCTATTGGCAAAGGACGAATAGTTCAAGATAATGACAAAGCAACATTCAAAGGCGAGTTCATTATGTCATCAGAGAGTGGAAAAGAAGCCTATGAAATTGTCAAAGCTATGGGAGATTTGCAACAATGGTCTTTTGGTTTTCAAGTTGATGACGCAGAAGAAGGAACATTTAGCAAAGACGGAAAGTCTACAAATGTTAGGTATATAAAATCTGCTACTGTTTTTGAA